ATGGCAACAGCAAATGGAAATGATTTATAAAGATCAAAAAAATGGAACAACAACTTTCAAAGATCACTGCGATATGGTAAGATCAGATAATCCAAAGGAATAATAAATGGCATTAATTAAATTAAACGCAACAAGAGGATTAGAAAATGCACTTCCAGCTATTAGTGGTGCGAATTTAACAGGGGTAAGTGCTGGTAAAATTTTGCAAGTAGTTCAAACTGTAAAAACAGATCAATTCAGTTCAAATTCTACTTCATTTGTCGATATTACTGGATTAACTGTTGCTATCACACCAGCATCAAGTTCAAATAAAGTTTTTATTTTTTTAAGCACTTATTTAGGGGCAAGTCATTCAGATAGAGGAATACCTTTAAATTTATATAGAGGTAGTACACTGTTGACTCAAGGGGACGCAAACGGAAGTATGACAAGAGCATCAGGTGGTATTCACACTGTTCATGGAACAAGCCAACAAAATGCTACTTATAATTCAACAATGATGTTTCTTGATAGTCCGTCAACAACTTCAGCGACCACATATAAAATTCAAGGTGCTATAACAACAGGGGGCAGTAGTGGAACATTTTATGTAAATACTGCTGGAGATGGTTACACTGGTTCAGAAAGAATATCTCAACTCACAACTTTTACAGCTATGGAGGTCGAGTCATAATGATCGAAAAAGCAATTTTAACAATAAACCCAAATGCTGAATTTACTGTAAATTCAAATGATCTTGACCAAATAACATGGTTAAATGATACAACACCTATTGATAAAGCTGACATACAAACTAAAATGAATGAATTACAAGCTGAGTTTGATGCTGAAGAATGGAAAAGAAACAGACAATCAGAATATCCATCACATGACGAGTGTATTCATGCACTATTAGATGGTGGAGATACACTTACTGATTTACAAGCAAAAAGAACAGCAACAAAAAACAAATATCCAAAACCAGAATGATAAATGAGAAATCCTTTTATTATTGGAATTATTTTAGCATCAATACTAATTTGGTTTCTTAATGGTTTAATGAACTCTGCTCTTGGGGCAGATACAAATACAGTATCATCAACAGTCGTAACAGATAAAGCACCACCAACTGCTAACGCACCATCAGTTGTAGTAAATAATTCAGATGTTTGTAAGACAGCGGCATCGGCTGGTGTTCAGACACAGATTTTAGGAATTGCATCAGGAATAACAGTCACAGATGAAAATTGTGAACGTATTAAACTCTCTCGATCTCTCTATGCTATGGGTATGAAAGTAGCCGCTATTTCTACATTGTGTGCTGATGCAAGAGTATTTGATGCGATGTGGAATGCTGGAACTTACTGCCCCTACAATGCTAGTATTGGAGAGGACGCAAAACTAGGTTGGACTGCAAATATAGATGATATTCCTAAAGGCAGTAAAATATTTCAAAATATTTCAGAACAACAAGAACTAGAATTATCTAATGAAACAGAGGAAAATAATGGGGATTGGAAAGTTTTTTGGACTCTTGCTACTTTTATGCTTTTACCAATCTTATAGTAAAGCCGTAGATTGCGATACTGATACAGTTGGATTATGCACACCTACTATTGAGCAAATTATAGAGGAATCAAGCATTGAGACAATCGAGTTTCAAGATGGTGGTATTTTAACAACAACTGAAACCACTACAACAACAACTACAACCACAGTCACAAATCAAGACTCAAGCGATATTTTAGACGGAGATAATGATTATGTAGTTTCCTCAAAAGAGGGAGATATGGATATAGACTGGGGCGGACAAGGCCCAGCTACGATGCCGTCTGGTTCTACTTGCGGCCAGCTTGGTACTGACAAATGTGCTATGATTACTGGTAGTGGAAACTCAACCTCAAATATGGGTGTTAGTGGCATGGGTACTACTTTTATAAATACAGTTGATATATCTGATCTAAATTTTACACATGGAGGCAGAACTAATTACGAAATTAAAGTTTATAAGCCTGATGCACAAGACTCTATCTATATGCACATTACAGGAAAAAACGGAACAACAAATGTATTTAGTGGCACTGATATTCTAAGTGCCAGCGGCACAAATAGTCAGTATGGCCAATATTCAGGCGGATTTAATTTTTCTGGTAGTCTTACATCAATCATTATTGAGGTTGGTGGTAGAGATATCAATATGGCCGTTGGCCCGATGTTCGATGATGTTCAGGTCAATGTTTTGTATAATGTCGTAAATACTATTGTTGAACAAACCATAACCAGCGTTGAAATGTTTGTTGCTTTAAATACTGATGCACCTGAAGAGGTACTCGATGTTGTGGAAGATATATTTGAGGTAAATGCACCCGTTGAAACAGATGTTGGTTTAGATTTTGAACCTATCGAAACCGAAGATATTACTTACGAGTCTGTTGAAATAGAAATTGCAGAAATAGAAATTCAAGAAATTCAAGTTGCTAGTATTGATATGCCTGAAACTGAGGTTGAGGTAAATGTTATTGAGGTAGAGGCTGAGATAGAAATGGAACTAGAAATGAACTTAGAAACTGAAATAGAGGTTGATACAAATGTGGGTGGAGAAGAGAATACAGAAACAACCACAGAATCAACACCAGAGCCAGACCAAACAGAAAATAACCAAGCCGATAACGATGCCTCAAACACCAACGAAGAGCCGAAAGAGGAATCAGTCGAAGAGACAAACGAAAAATCAAACGAGGAAACCAACGAACAAGAATCCAAAGTAGTTGAAAAGCAGTCAGAACAAAAGCAAGACAAGCAACAAGAAAAGACAGAAAAAGACGCAAAAACCAAAGTAGTTCAGAAAAAATCTTCATCTAAAGAAAAAGCCGCTAAGAAAGTTTTGAAAAAGATTGATGATAAAAAAAGATATGATGAGTCTAGTCAAATAAAAACTCTTGTTGTTATGCAAGTGTTAGGAAACACTAAAACATTTTTTGAGAGCCAACAACAGTTAAATGACAGGGCTGAGTTCTTTACGGACTACACTTTGCCAGATGCCGTGATTTCTGATAATGATATAGCTGGGTATTTTTTATTTATTGGCAGTGATGGAATTATGAATGAAATGATAGAAAGTCAGTATGAAAATTAGTGAAAATACATCAGTCAGTATGCCTATCCGAAATATGCTTATGATAATAGCTGGCGTAGTTGCTGGGGTGTTTGCATATACAGAACTAACAGGGAGGCTGACAAGTCTTGAAACATCAAGAGAATTGATGCAAGCTGATTTACTCAAAGCTAGCGATCAAAAACCAGTCGATCAGGAACAGTTCATGCTTTTGGAGTCTTTATTTTCTGATGTAGAAAAATTAATTGAAAATCAAGAGCAAAATATGACTAACAAAGTAAATATAGAGTTTAACAAATCTTTACTAGAATCCGCTTTAGAAGATATTGAAAAACTCAAAGACAAAGTGAGAGAAAATGGAAAAATTAACTGAGGTTGTCATAGCCTTACTTATGATTGTTCAAGGAGAAATCAAAGAACACAGAATACAAGAATCTATGAGTGACTGCTTGAAAGGTAAAAGAGTTGCCTCCCGTAATGTTGGTAGTTCAGTTGAGTATCAATGTATTAAGTCGATGGCTGAAATAGAGGTAGATAAATTAGGCAGTAAGCATATAAATAAATTAATATTAGACTAATGGCAAAAAAATTTAAAAACTACGAGGCACACGAACCAGTACATCATAAAACAAGTATTGGTCGTAAACCTAGTAAAGCAAAAATGAACAAAGATACAAGAAGAGGATTTTCTAAGAAATATCGGGGACAAGGAAAGTAATGGCTAAACAACAAACAGAAATAGATATAGGCGGTATCAAATTTAAGGGCGGTAGGGTTTTTCTCATAATTACAATTCTAACAAGTTTTGTTGGTGTATTATGGGGTGGGTTTGAGGCATACCAAAGGTATCTCGATATGGAGGCAAAGATCAACTCTTTTGTTAGCCCTGATTTATCTGGGTTTGATAAAAAATTAGAGGTTGTAAACACTGAGGTTGATATGTTGCAGTCAGAAATAGCAATAATATTAGAAGAGGTATCGTTAGTAGCTGATGTTGCAAAAGAACTTAAAAATGATTTAAAGGCAGATGTTCGTAGAATTGAGACAATTGTTGAAGATGTGGAGACTAGAGTAAAAGAAGATAGTAGAGAAAATTCAAGAGATTTAAAAGCGGCTATTGATGACATCGAGCAACAAATGAAAGATTTAGAGGAAAAAACAAGTATGCAAATTAAAAAAGCATTAGAAAACCCATTGAGTCAAATGTAATGAAATGGATATTAATTACTTATATTTGTAGTATTGCGACTGGAGAGTGTCCGTCAAACTCTATAACAGGATTTCAATTTAACAATCATTATGATTGCGTGGTTGCTGGATATAAATACTCTCACAATAAATTTACAAAATTAGAAGAGTTAGAGGAATTAGAAAGAGAATACATAGAAGAAAAAAAGCTAGTAATTAAATTTGAATGCAAGGGATTGAAACCAACTAACACATAAGGTATAAATCAGCATGACAAAAATAGCACCGAAAACAACAAAAGAGCATATTGTAAACATTTACAATAAGATTGAGGTTTTAGAAACGAATCATATTTGGCACTTACAGAGATCAATACAACGTCTAAATTATGTATTGTGGACTGTTGGCTTTATGGTGGCTACTCAATTTATTTCTTGGGTGCTTAGAATGGTGGGATAATGGACTTAGAAACTTTAAGAGAAGATATAATCAGAGAAGAGGGTGGATTAATTTTAAAACCCTATCAAGATCATTTAGGCTATTGGACTATTGGTGCTGGCCACTTGATAAGAGACGAAGAAAAAGAAGAGTTGATGCAACCTATCACTCAGGAAAGAGCAATAGAGTTATTTATGAAAGATTTTAATGTTGCATTAAAAGATATGGAAACTTTTACAGAGGGAATGGATATTGATAATAATGCCAAAGAATGTGTTGCTCACATGGTTTTTCAACTTGGATTACCTCGTTTACAAAAGTTTGTTAAATTTAAAGAATGTCTAAAAAACAAAGATTATGCTGGTGCTATGGTCGAAATGAAAGATTCGAGGTGGTATAATCAAACAACCAACAGGGCCAATCGTATTATTGCTAAAATGCAAAAAAGTATTACTGTTGATGTCTAAATAGGAGTAATCATGGTTTTAGGTAAATTATTAAGTGGTGGTACTATAAAGGCTGTTGCTGGCGTTATTGATGACTTACACACCAGTGATGAGGAAAAATTACAATTAAAAAATAGATTTGCTGAGATAGAGGCAAAACTTAAAGAAAAACAAATGTCTATCAACTTGGCTGATGCAAATAGTCAAGCTGGTGGTATTAGTGGTTTTTTACAAAGAGCATGGAGACCACTTATCGGTATGTCTTGTGCTTTGGCAATATTTTGGGAATATGTATTATCAAAATTTATCTTATTTATTTGTGGATTGTTTCAGTATGAGGTTCAGAATATTCCACAGATGGATATGGGTACTTTAATGCCCCTCGTTATGGCTTTACTTGGAATGTCAGGTATTCGTAGTTTCGAGAAATTAAAGAAAATAAACACCGACAAAGGAAAGGAGTAATTTATGGCTAGAAAATTTGTAGAACAGAAAATTACTAAATGGTGGCACGCATTCACAGAATTAAAATCTTGGGTGCAGATCGTAATAGCTGTTGCAGTGGTTGTAGCGGCTCACAACTATATT